CCGGGGTTAGCCCGGTGTATTAGACAGTCCCGGCTGACGACATGCAGACTAATACACCGATATCGCATGTGAGGATCTAATGGCGAATACAACTTTTAGTGGCCCAGTCATATCTGACAATGGGTTCGTAGGTACAATTACTGGTAATGTGACTGGTAATGTGACTGGTAATGTGACTGGTAATGTGACCGGTACTGTAACTGGAAACGTTGTAGCTACGGCTGGATATATTCAACTTCGTACAGCTACAACCGCACAGATTGCCGACGCAACAAACGCAGTCAATACCACAGGTAAAGTTGCTGGCACTATCGTATTTAATACCACGCTAGGCACATTAAAAATTGCTACTGGTTCTAGTGCTACTAGCACTTGGGTAAACGCTGACGGTACTACTGCTGTTACACCTAGCTAATTAGGGGCGCATCATGGCATCTATGCAATATGATGTCTTTGCGACCCAACCGCTGACCTCGACTGGTGATTTTTTAAATCAGAATGGTTTAGCGGTTCCACGCGCAAGGATCAAAACAATTTACGCAGTGAACGGTTCATCTGCGGGATCTGTCGTTATCCGTGACGGTAGCTCTACGGGGCCAATTCTGTTGACGGTTAATACATCCACAAGCGCAACAGCAGGCTACACCATCATCCCACTCCCTGGCGAAGGTATCCTAGCTTCTACTGGGCTGCATGGCACTGTTACGAACACTACATCGATGGTGATCTTCTATGGCTAAGACCCCGGCATGGCAGCGCAAAGAAGGTAAAAACCCAAAAGGTGGTTTGAACGCCAAGGGCCGTGCCTCTTATAACGCAGCTAATCCGGGTAAACCTGGGCTAAAAGCACCTCAACCAGAGGGTGGGCCTCGTAAAAAATCATTTTGTGCCAGGATGGAAGGCATGAAGAAGAAACTTACGAGCGCCAAGACTGCCAACGACCCAAACAGTCGTATTAACAAATCGCTAAGGGCTTGGAAGTGTTAAATGGACCCGATTATTCTTTGGAACTTAATTACGTCTATTCTGGTAGCTCTGGTGATGTTTATGCTTAAGAACTCACACGATGAGCAACAGCGCATACAGATCCTACTAAACAAAACGAGGGAGGAAATCGCTCGTGATCACATCACTCGTGCAGAGGTTCGTGCAGACCTTGAAAAGATTATGGAACGCTTTGATACAGGCTTTGAACGGCTTGAAGCAAAAATTGATGCACTTGCTAAAAAAGGGTGACGAAAATGGCCGGTAAAGATATTCTTAAAGCGCTTTCTCCCATAGCTAATTTAAGTGGTGATAACGCTGGGTTTGCTCTCGGACTTCTTCCGGGGCTTATGTACAAAGATTATAAAAAAAGTAAAGCCGAAGAAGAGGCAGAGAAAGCTAAAGGTATGCCAGCAGGTGCTGTTCCTGGTATGAAAAAAGGCGGTTCCGTAGGTTCTGCTTCTAAACGCGCTGACGGTATCGCTCAGCGAGGTAAGACCCGTGGGAAGATGTACTGATGCCTACGGTAAGTAAAAAGCAAGAGAAGTTCATGCAGGCAGTAGCGAACAACCCGAAGTTCGCAAAGAAAGTTGATGTCCCTCAATCCGTTGGAAAGGAATTTACGATGAAAAAGATGAATATGGGCGGTATGGCCGCAAGCAAGATGGGTGCAGTTAAGACCGCAGCGCCTAGCCGTGATGGTGTTGCTATGAAAGGCAAGACCAAGGGTAAGCAAATTGTCATGGCCGGTAACAAAATGAAACATGGCGGTAAGGTCAAGAAAATGGCCTACGGCGGTAAGGCGTGCTGAGATGATGGCCTCACGCGGGATGGGGGCGATCCGCGCTTCCAAGATGCCCAAGCCGGTTACTAAAGCTCGGCGGGATGACACCGATTTCACGTCGTTTTCTAAAGGTGGCGAATCCCGTGTGAACGAAGCTGGTAATTACACCAAGCCGGGTATGCGTAAAGCATTGTTTAATAGCATCAAAGCTGGTGGCAAAGGTGGTGCGCCAGGGCAATGGTCCGCGAGGAAAGCACAAATGCTTGCCATGAAGTACAAGCAGCGGGGCGGGGGTTACCGAGATTGAAAGCACCTCAGCAGAGTCTAAAAAATTGGACTGATCAGAAGTGGAGGACCAAGAGTGGCAAACCTAGCACACAGGGTTCAAAAGCAACTGGCGAGCGGTATCTCCCAGAGGCGGCAATCAATGCTCTTACACCTTCTGAGTACGCTGCGACAACAAGAGCTAAACGCGCTGGAAAACGCTCGGGAAAGCAGTTCGTCAAACAACCAAAAGGCATTGCTGCTAAAACCGCGAGGTACAGATAATGGCTAAAAAGTTTCCTGATCTGACAGGCGATGGGGATGTAACCAAAGCGGACATTCTCAAAGGTCGTGGTGTAGAAGGGTTTAAAAAGGGTAAGTGGATTCAGTCTGCCATCTCTAAATCGGGAGCACTTCGTGAGCAGCTTGGTATTAAGGGTAAAAAACCAATTCCCGCGAAGATGCTTGATAGAGCTACCAAGGCTCCGGGCAAACTAGGCCAGAGGGCTAGACTTGCTAAGACTCTTAGAGGGATGAAGTGAGCACAACTTCAGGTACATCAGTCTTTAATCTTGACCTAAACGAGATTATTGAAGAAGCGTTTGAGCGGTGCGGATTAGAGGTTCGTACTGGATATGAACATCGCACGGCTCGTCGCTCTATGAACTTGATGTTTACTGAGTGGGCTAACCGAGGTATTAATCTGTGGACGATTGAGCAAGGCCAAATCGCCATGACCACAGGTACGATAACTTATCCACTACCTGTGGATACGGTTGATCTTATAGAACAAGTAATTCGTACAGAGTCTGGTATCCCTCAAACAGACATTAACATTAGTCGGATTTCGGTAGATACTTACGCCACTATACCGAATAAAAATGCACAAGGTAGACCCATTCAGGTTTGGATTAACAGACAGAGCGGTCAGATCTATCCGCTCCCTGGACCCAATGGAACTAACCAGACTACGGGTGTGCTGCCGCCTAATATCAACGTCTGGCCTGCGCCAGACCAAGACAACTTCTACACCTTTGTGTACTGGCGACTACGCCGGATGCAGGATGCGGGAACGGGCACAAACATCCAAGATATTCCGTTCAGACTCCTTAACTGCCTCGTTTCAGGACTTGCTTACTACATATCGTTAAAGATACCCGAAGCAGTTCAGCGCGTACCTATGCTGAAAGAGATGTATGAAGAGCAGTTAATGCTTGCGTTATCTGAAGACCGCGAGAAAGCTCCGTTACGTCTCGCACCACGACAGTTGTTCTACTGAAATGCCTAATCGCTTTGCATCGGGTAAGTATGCTATATCGCAGTGCGATAGATGTGGCTTTCGGTACAAACTGAAAGAACTTCGTGAAATTGTTATCAAGACTAAGAACGTTAATATCTTAGTCTGTCCTACTTGTTGGGAGCCTGATCAGCCACAATTGCAACTTGGTATGTATCCTGTAGACGACCCACAGGCTGTACGCAACCCACGACCTGATACGACATATCGTGTCGCTGGTTTAAATGGGCTACAAATCAATACCACGACGACGCAATTAGGTAGCGGAGATCCCTCTGGTGGTAGTAGAATTATTCAATGGGGATGGGCACCTGTAGGCGGGGCAAGATCCTACGATACAGAACTAACACCAAATAATCTTGTGCTGGGCATCACGCTGGGCACTGTTACTGTAAATGTTACATAGGAGCCTATGATGGACAAGAAAGACTTAGCTCAAGATAAGAAAACCGCAGCCACAGCCGTGCATAAGCATGAGAAAGCTAAACACAAAGGTCAACCACTAACTAAGCTTGCTAAAGGCGGTAAAACTAACGCCCAAATGAAGGCGTTAGGGCGTAATATGGCGAAGATTGCTAATCAAAAATCGCCCTCGTTTAAATATAAAATGGGAGCAAAATGATGCACAATAAAATGCCAACGCCGGTGCCTGTCAAAGATACAAATAACGGTTACCCTAATAACATACCTAACACCCAGACTGTGAAAGTCCGTGGGACTGGATGTGCTACAAAGGGTACGGGTGCTTCTAAGAAGATGGGCTAATGAACTACTCTACCCTTTTCAAAACGATTCAAGGTTATCTGGAAAACGACTTTCCATCGTTTACTGGAGCGGATTCGTCTGGATCGGGTACTGCTACGCTAACTGCAAAACAGCAGATTGATACCTTTATTCAGCAAGCTGAACAGCGTATTTATAATTCTGTACAGTTTCCGTCACTTAGAAAAAATGTGACAGGTGTTACGCAAGCAAATAACCGATACTTGTCGTGCCCTACTGATTTTTTAGCCCCGTATAGTATGGCGGTTATTGATGGTACAGGCGTATACGAGTATCTGTTAAACAAGGACGTAAATTACATACGTGCTGCGTATCCCAATCCTGCAACCACAGGTATACCAAGGTATTACGCTATTTTTGGTCCGACAGTAGCAAGTGGTGTCATTACGGATGAATTAAGTTTTATTTTAGGCCCGACACCTAACACAATTTATAGTGTTGAATTACATTACTACTATTACCCAGAGTCTATTACGACAGCAAGTACGTCTTGGCTTGGTGATAATTTTGATTCGGTACTGCTTTATGGTGCTTTATTAGAAGGCTACACCTATATGAAAGGTGAGGCTGATGTTATTGCTAACTATATGAAGCGGTATGAAGAAGCTATGATGCTTGCTAAACGTCTTGGTGATGGTATGGAACGCCGCGATGCTTACAGGTCCGGTCAGGTTAGGATGCCGGTGAACTGATGGCTTTCACAGGTAACTACACATGTAACTCCTTCAAGCAGCAATTGTTTGAGGGGGATTTTGATTTTTCGGCAACAACAACCCAGACGTTTAAGATAGCTTTGTACACAAACGATGCTACGCTTGATCAGACCACAACGGCTTATACGACGACTGGCGAAGTTGTGGCTACGGGCTACACGGCGGGCGGGGAGCTTATCACTCCTTCACTTGCTACTGATAGTTCCACAGGTGTTACTTATGTTGACTTTTCTAATGCTTCTTGGAGTGGTGCTTTCACTGCTCGGGGCGCTCTGATTTACAGAGTAACAACTGGCAATCCAGCAATTTGTGTTCTTGATTTTGGTTCAGATAAGACTTCAACCACGACGTTCCAAGTGGAATTTCCACCGAACACAAGTACAACCTCACTTATAAGGCTTTCATGAAAGTTCTTGTCGCAACACCAATGTATGGCGGTATGTGTACTGGTGAGTATGCTAGGTCCATGACGGGGGTTGTGTCTGAATTAGCTGCACAGGGTGTATCCGTTTCGTTTGCTTTTTTGTACAACGACAGTCTCATAACAAATGCGCGTAATAAGTTAGCCACTATATTTATGGAGCATGACTTCACGCATCTTATGTTTATTGACGCTGATATAGGGTTCCAACCGTCAGATATTGTTAGTTTGATTAAAGCTGATAAAGAAGTTATTGCTGGTATCTACCCTAAAAAACGCATTAACTGGGGGCGTGTGGAATCGGCGGTTAAGTCTGGGGTTACTACTGAAGAACTTCAATTTCATACTGGCGATCTTGTTGTTAGTCTTGTGGATCATGAGCGCGAGCGCGTGGTCAAATTGTCTGATCCTGTAGAAGTGTTTGGAGCTGGTACGGGGTTTATGCTGATCAAACGTGAAGTTTTAGAGGCGCTTAAAGACAAAGTTGATACTTACCTTGACGGTGATGGTACACAGCTATACGAATACTTCTTTCTTGTAAAAGACCCTGAGCTAAAACAGCAGCTAACTGAGGACTATGCGTTTTGTAGACTTTGCCGTCTGAATGGGATTAAAATCCACATAGCTCCTTGGGTTCGTTTAAGCCATACAGGATCTTATATATTTACGGGGCAACCCATACCTGCGAGGGCATAATGGCGTTAGTTTTTACAACCAAAGGCGACATGGATGAGTCGCTCCTTGAGCGGCGGGATGGTTTTATTGATAACGACCATGAGTACACTGTTTGGGTCGAATACTGGCATGAAGGTGATCTTGTACATAGATCAGCACATGTGCAGCTAAAAAAACCAGCCGGTGGTGGTGGCGAGCTAGCTTCTTTTTAAAAGGAAATTATCGTGGCAAATACACAATCAATGTGCACCTCGTTTATGAACGAGTTGTTTACAGGTCAACATAATTTTGGTACGGGTGTTGTCCGTGCTGCTACTACTGCGGACTCATTTAAAGCGGCTTTATATTTGGCTTCGGCAACTTATAACGCTAGTACTACCGCGTATTCGGCAACAAACGAGGTTAGTGGTACAAACTATACCGCAGGTGGGGTAGCAATTTCTTCATGGAATGCACCTACAGGCACTAACGCTTCGGCAACTGCGGGAGTGGCGTTTACTACCCCTACAGCGTCAATTACGTATACTACTGTTACATTAACTACAGCGTTTGATGCTGTATTAATTTATAACAATACGCAAGGTAATAAAGCAGTTAGTGTGCACACCTTTGGTTCACAGACAATCACGGCTGGTACGTTTACGCTGACGATGCCGTCAAATACGACGACTGCTGCTTTGTTGCGTCTGTCGACGACATAATCGTGGCTTTTGTAATTGCTGATCGTGTACAGGAAACGACGACAACTACAGGCACCGGCACGGTAACACTTGCTGGTGCGGTTACAGGGTTTCAATCGTTTGCCGCTGTAGGAAACGGTAACACGACTTTTTATACGATAGCTGACCAGTCAGGTTCTAACTGGGAAGTTGGGGTCGGAACTTATACGTCTTCTGGTACAACTTTGTCACGAGATACGGTGCTGTCTTCCAGTAATTCAGGAAGCCTAGTCAATTTTAGTGCCGGAACTAAAAATGTATTCGTAACGCTACCGGCAAGCAGAACCACTTTTAACGCTAAAGCGTATGGCACAACGATAATCTTTGGGGGCTAGCTATGGCTGCGCCGAATCTACTTAATTTGACGACTGCCACGGGGAAGACGGCTGGGCTAGCGGTAACAACTTCGGCCACAGCAATTGTAAGTAACGCTGCTGCTTCTGGTAAGTGCCTGAAGATCAACACATTAGTTGTCGCAAATATCACAGGATCTACGGCAACAGTAACGGTTGATGTATACAAAAATGCTACAACGGCGTTTGATTTAATTTATCAAGCAACTGTCCCAGCCAACTCCTCTTTAGTTATTATCGGCAAAACCGAAACTCAAATTTATTTAGAAGAAAATGATAGTTTGAGATTGACGGCTGTAGCCAACAGTACGCTAGAAGCAGTGTGTTCTTATGAGGACTTGTCATAAATGCCTGTTGCATTAGGTGTTAATGGTGGAGTTCTTGGTTCCAATAACTTGCCAACGGCAACGACGTTTAGGGGTGTCTTTACTCCTAATGAGGTAGCCAGAGCAATAGCTCTTGGATTTTGGCCTATAAATAAATCACAAGCTGTAACGGGTGTTGCTGGCTCTGGTGCATTAGGAACTTTAACTATTGGATCTAACGCTGACCCCTACTTCAACCTCACCACGCTGCTGTTATCGACCACAGCAACGAATGGTCAGCAGAATAATACGTTTCAAGACAGCTCTACCAATAACTTCACCATTACCCGCAACCCTGCGACAGGGCCAAATGCACCGACACAGGGTACGTTCTCACCGTTTAGTCAGACGGGGTGGGGCGGAGCTTTCAATACAAGCACAACTTATTTGACAGTTACAGATACCGCAAATCTTCGTTTCGGTTCGTCAAACTTTACGATAGAGGCATGGGTCTATAGAAACGCAAGCGGAGCAACTCAAACCATAG